ACATAAGGAAAACAAAATGGCATTAAATCGTAGAGCTGTCTTAACTGATGTACAAAAAGAGTTAGCGACAACATTTATTGATATAAACAAGGCGGTAGGTCTAATCACTGACACGACTGTAATTACAGAGTTAAAGAGATTATATACTACTATCGAAGAGGTAGGTGAGGACTTTCTGACAACTTCAGAAGCTTATGCAATGGCAAAGGCTTATTTTGATGAGGGTGCAACAACTCTTTATCTAGTTCCAGTAACAGGTGAAAGTTCAGGAAGTTTAACAACTATTGCTATTGCTCCAAATGACTTTATCGCTATTACAGACGGTGAGTTTGATGTAGATGTTGATTCTGTTACACAAGCGATCGCAGCATTAGATTTTACTAGCATTGGAAACATTCAAGATATCGCTGATGTTATCACCGCTGGTCTTATTAGTGCGAGTGCAGGTGCTACTTGTTCAGTTGGCATCGGAAACACTTTAGTTATTACTTCTGATACAACAGGAGTAGCTTCAATTGTTGATACTATAGCAACTCCAGCAGCGCCAAGTGGTACAGACATATCAGCGTTGATCGCTAAATCATTCTTAACAATAAGCGACAAAGATATTATCGGAAAGCTTATCGAATTAGAAAACGATAGCACTCCCGGTTTTAATTTTGTAGTAGTTGGACTAGATAAAGCTTTAGGGCTTACAAACCAAGTAGTCGGAGACGGTGCAGACTTAACACAGTTTGTATTCAACAAAGAGTATGATGTTTTTATAGATTCTAGTGCAGCAGCAGTAATCACAAGCGTTACAACTGATGTAGCTTCAACAAATAAAAACTTCTATGATAATCTAAGCGGTGATGATCTGCTAAGAGTCGGAAATGTATCTTTCTACTATACTGATGTAGCAACTGACTTTGTATCATTTGGTGTAATGGGTAAACTAATGGCTAAAGATATCGGCTCTCAAACTGTTAAGTTTATGAAACCTAAAAATAGTGATTCAGTAGAAATGGCAAACTCTGAGCTTCAGAATACTCTTGATAAAAACACAAATGTTTATACAGGAACAAAGGAGCGTGTTGGTCAATCTTTTATCAAAGAAGGCACTACTTTAAAAGACGGTGATTTTATTGACACTTCACTTGGTAGCATTTGGATTAAGATTCAATTAGATGAAGCGATTTATAATTTACTGACTACTAAAAAAGTAGGGATTAACTTAGATGGCTTTACTCTATTGGAAAACATCACACAGCCAGTATTCCAACAAGCAATAAATCAAGGTATCATCGACAACAATGCAGATGTACCATTTGAGATTACTTTCGCTGCTGGAAATATTGCAAATCGTGAAATAATTGGTACATACTCATACTTTGAAGATGTTGCTGGTCATTTTGTGACAAACACAATTACAATTAAAACGGAGGCTTAATCATGGCTGAACAATTAAAAGGACTCATAAGCTTTGTATATGGCGGTATTCCAATTAAAGGACTTGCAGAAGGCTCAATCACTTACGATGTAGGTGAAAGAGGCGATTCGTTAAGTGCATTAGATGCTGTAGTACATATTAAGCGAAATAAAAACGCTATTATCACAGCAATTACAGCAAATATCGTTAAAGGGACAGAAGGCTTAGATGCCTTACTACTTCAGATTCAAACTGATGTAAACTTCCCATTAACTATCAACGATGAAGGGCTAGGCTTTAAAGGTTTTATGGCTTCTGCTAATCCTACACAGATTGCAATTGGTGATAGCACAGGTTCATCAGATGTCGAAACTGTCTCAGTTACTTTCAAAGGTAACTTGCAAATTCTTTCACTAGAAAAATAGGCTCTTTTGAGTCTATTGCATTTTACGAAGTCCATTTTCTCCCACATTCATCTCCGGTGGGCTTCGTAAAGTGTTAATCAAAGGAGAAGAGAATATGATACTGATAAAAAAAGATTTAAAGACTGTAAAAAATAAACTGCTATGTGAGCTAGAAGATTATATATTTGATAGCGTAATGCCTTTAATGACAAATGCTATGGGAATGACTCAAGAAAAGCAAGAGCAACTTTCAACAGAGATGATGAAAAGCGTAATGGATGCCATAAAAGAGAATAGTATCCGATTTGCAACAATTTGTTATACAGACGAAAACGGTAATGAATTAAGTGAAGAAAATTTGCAAGAGATCCCTTTAAAGTTAAAAGTGTTTCAAGAATGTTTACCAGAGATTATGGAAATCATGGCTGACTATTTACAGAATGAGGATTCAGCAGAACAGGGAAAGCCAAAGCGGAAAACAATCCGCAAGAAATAGTTAAGTTTTTACAACAAAATAGAATCGCACCCCTTTTCTTTAGAGGCTCTGTTTTAATATCTCAGAAAGTAATCTCATTTAGTGAGTTTATGGAAATGAGATATAAAGACTTTAAGAAAGTTGAAGCTACTTATTATTTCATCCAGAGCATGAAGAGTGGAAGCACGAAGCCTTCACAATCTAAAGATAAAACTAAACAGGAACTACAAGGGTTAGATACAATAAGTGCAAGTGATTTGACATTGCCTAAAGAGTACCTTTCTATTTTTTAGATATAATTATCAAAAGGATTCATTTTGACAACAGTAGAAGAATTAGATTATGAATTAAATTTTAAATGGGATAAGAAAACATTTGAAGGTTTTAATAAATCTCTTCAAAAATCTGTTGCCGGATTTGTTAAACTTGGAGCAGCGATAATTGCTGCGCAGGGTGTTGCTTTTTCAATTGCAAAAAGTGTGGCAGACCAAAATGATCAACTTGATAAATTAGCATTAAGACTAAATACTACTACAGAAGAATATCAACGATTAAAGTTTGCAGCCGAAGATTTTGGAGCAAGTGGCGATGATGTCACTGCTTCATTAAAAAACCTCACAAAAGCCCAAGAAGATATATTAAGAGGCAAAGGTGACATAGAAGCTTTTGGACGCTTAGGTATTAACCCAGCAGACTTTCAAAATTCATCTGACTTACTTCTGGCGATAGGCGATTCAATCCAAAACATTCAATCAAACAGTGAAAAAATAAATCTACTTGAAAGAATCGGAGTCAGTACAAACTTACTTCAAGCATTAGATAGTGGGAGCGCTAATATAAGAGCGCTAGGAGAAGAGTTTGATAGTTTTGGCGGCACAGTATCAGCCGAACAAAAACGACTCGCTGGAGAGTTTCAAGCGGTATGGTTAAGAGCAACTACAGTTATAAGTGGGATGACTAATAAGATAGGTTCTAAACTATTAGTAAGCATAAATAAATTCTTAGCAGTTTTCACAAAGTTTGCTCAAAAGAATATGAAAGAAATCACAGAGGGATTTGATAAGTTTTTTAGAGCTATTACAAAAGCTTCTCAGATATTATTTGTAGTTTTAACAAGAATATTCTCTTTAATATCTGGCATTATTGGATTAATGGGCGGACTTGAAAATGCTGTTTTAGTTGCTTCTGCTGCTTTTATTGTATTGAAAAGAAGAATGATTCTGGCTTTTGCCGTTCCTCTTGCAATTGGTACAGCACTATTTTTAATTATAGAAGATATCGTGAAGGGACTACAAGGCAAAGATAGCTTTTTCGGAGACTTACTCAATACACTAAGTTTTATACCAGAAGCACTAAAAAAAATAAGTTCATGGTTTGATATAATAATAGAAAAAATTGTTAAAATAGGTACTGATATAAAAGAAGCTTTTAGTTTTGATAACATTAGTTTGCCAGATATTAGTCTGCCATCATTTGGAGATATCGGAAGTTCAATAAGCGGATTCTTTGGTGGATCACCACAAGGTCAAGCAATTACTAATAATGTTGGTGGCGCTAGAAATGCAAATGTTACGATTAATGTTAGTGGAGCAGACGGAAGCGTAGTGGAACAAATAAACCAATACTTCCAGCAAACATCAAATAGAATTTTTGGAGATTAAAACATGCCATTAATACAGATAAGCGGATTCTCTAAGAATGTATTTGAAAGTGATGAAATTGATGCTGTTCACAACAGTCCTACAGTCTTATCAGTAGAAATCATAGTAACTGATACAGCTCAGACAATTATAGATAGTAGATCAATTACAAATCTTCCAAATATTCTAGGAACTAAATTCGTTCAAACATATACGAAGAGACAATTAAATAGATTAGATGAAATCTCAAATATTAAAGAAACAATTTCTTTTAAAACAAAATACGGAAATTATAGCGGTTATTTTTTAGAGAATTTTGCTTATACTGAGTCAGAAGAAGAAGGGCTAAGAATCAGTTTTAATTTATCAGAAAATAGAACTAATGCAGTTGCTGACACTTCACTAAATATAGATGATAGCATAGGATTATGGTCATGATAATAAATTTAGATTTAAACTTTATCAACAAGATTTTAAAAACAAATCAAGCCGAGCTTAGATTTAAATACAATACAAATAATGATTATTTCTATTTTGATCTATTTGATTTGGACGGCAATATAATTTCTTATCATAATAAAGTAGTTACAGGTTTTCAATTTCTAGGTTTTAGATTTACTTCTGATTCTAATGCAAGTCACGCAACAGCGGAAAATATATCTGGATTCAAGTTAGTAACAGATGAGTAAATTTTCTACTAGAGATTTAATCGTATCAATCAAAAATAAAGCAATTGATAAGACAATAGAGAATCTCAACATAAGAGTAGTAGCAACTAAAACACTTGCGAGTGTGCCAAATGAAGCAGAGATAGAAATCTATAATCTTAATCAAAACAGCAGAGAAGATTTGTATAATAATGTATATAATTTTACAGAAGATATAGGCAATACAGATATCACTGTAACTTTAGACGGTAAGCAGATTTTCACCGGTCAATTAATTAATGTAAACAGTACCTATTCCACACTAGATACTGAATGGAAAACAGTTCTTTATTGTGGAGATGGCTTTAATGCTTTTCGCACAAAGACTAATAAAAAGTTTGACAAAGGCACATCAAGAAAAGATATGGTTGATGCACTTATTGACGAACTATCTGAGGCTGGTGTTGTAGTAAAGGGAGCAATAGAAGGCTTCACAAATTGCACTGACAAAAGTTTACTAAAAGCGGTCCTAGTCAATGGTGAAATTGTATCTAATATAAAGCGATTACTAAAAGACTGTTTCAAAGATGTTGATGTTTATGTAGATGAAGAAAAAATAAATATTTTAGTAGAAAAATCAGTTATTAAAAATAATCTAATTGTTATAAACAGTGGACTAATTGAACCGCCAACATTAAGTGAACAGGGCATCAATGCTAAAGTTGTATTAAATTCAAGTTTAAAGATTGGCGCAGAGTTCCAGGTACAATCAAGAAGTAGAAATATTAGCTTTGGAAATCTTACAGTAAACAGACCTAGAAAAAAACAGATAAGCGGTGACGGGATTTATAGAGTGCAAGAACTAAAACACATTGTAGATAATTTCTCCAGTGGTGTCGCAACGACTGAGATAATCGGTCTTAACTCAGGGAGGATCTAAATGTCAATAGAAGTAGTGCAATCGAATAATGGTATGATTAATTTTATATTTAATGCTATCAATAATTCATTATTAGAATTAAACACCTCTAATATGGCAACAATTACGGCTATAAGCGAAGATAAGACGCGAAGATAAGACTAAAGTAGATGTAACTATTGATTCAAGCAAAGAAGAAGTGCCAGATGTACCTTTCATAACACTACAAGGCGGAGGAAGCTTTTTACAATTTCCAATAAGCGTAGATGATAAAGTTTTATTAATCTTCGTAAAAGACACCACAGAAGATTGGTTAAGTGGTGATGAAGATTTTATCTTTGATTCTAACTTTGACATAAATAATGCTTTTGCTTTAGTCGGAATAAATAATACTAATCTGATAGAGATTCAAGATTATACAGACTTTAAAGTAGACACTATAAAGATCAGAAACGAGAATGAAGAATTGATTACTATTTTAAGTGAAACAACTCAGGCTCTAAGTGATACAAGCGATTTACTATCATCAACCAATGTAGTAGTGACAACGGGATCAAGTGCTGGAACATATCCAATTAGTTCACAAGCAGCTTTTTCATCTCTTAAGACAACAATAGATGATTTAAAAACTAGATTAGATTCTTTCAAGGTGTAAACATGGCAACAATGGATTATCAAACAATAGAATATAGCGAAGGCGAATTTGATGTAGCGATACCTCTTGAAAAAGTAGTAGCATTTGAAGATTTACTATTTCAACAAGTAGATTTGCTTCTTGAAACATGGACGGGTGAATTTGTCTATGATATTACTCAGGGTATGCCATAC